GTGCTCTCTGTGCCTATCGTAGTCGTGGTAGAACTGCTTGATCCCATGTCCGGCTTCCAGTTGATTGTCACGGTCAGAGTCCCGATGTTCGTTGTGCTGGCGACAACATCGACGCTCTCAAGGGTGATACGTGGTTCCCAATCGGCAATGGCCGCGGAGATGGCGCCGATGATGGCTGGAATCGCAACGGTGAGCGGGCGGTCGAAGAACTGCGTGAGGTCGCATCCAAACGTGGGGCGGAAAGGATCTTCGCCGGGAATGGTGCTGAAGATGATCTGGAGCGTCTGGTGAACATCGCCGAGGGCTTGACAAACTTGTCCGAGTCCTGATCCCGGTCCGCCTCCCGCCGTCGAGTCAAGCATCAGCTCCCAGCTCGATGACTGGATGTTGGTGAGGGTCGCGTATGGGAAAGTCGTTGCCATCAGTTTGACACCTTCGTCAGTACACTCTCAATCGTGCTTGCCGTCCATGGCGTTGTCGGCGCGCCCGTCACTCCCCCTTGCGGGTCAGAGTGAGTGTGTGCGTTGAACGCTGTCACCAGTTTACTCACCAGTGCCAGCGCATCCGCCGCTGCGCCGCCATTGGTAAGCGAAATGCTACTTGCCGCCTGAATCTCAACATTGCCCGATGGATCCAGTTCAATTTTTCCTCCTGATGGTTGGCTCAGAACCATCTGCCCACCGGCCCCGAGTGTCACCTGGAGCTGGTGCGTACTCGTGTTGTAGTGGATGATCGTTCCATCGGCGAATTGGGTATAGCGATCGGCGGGTGTGAGTCCTGCTGGTGCCGAGTCCACGGTTGACGGGACTCCACCGGTCACGATGCCATTTTCGTCCCACTCATCCATGACAACGGACACCTGCTCGCCGATATCCGGTTGCCAGAAGTCTTTGTCGTTCATCGTCTTCATGACTTGGACCGGCAACCAAAAAGAGAGCACGTTCGCTTGGTCAGGGAACTGCACGCGCACCCGGTATGGCGGCACAGACTCGATCTGCGCGACGATGCCCGTCCTGTAGGGCGGGTGGAACTGCTCCGTGTATGGTCCGCGTACTGAGTCTGGCATTTACTCTCCGTAGTCGTCTGATACGGTTTGTGTGGCCGCGCCGGTTATCGCAGTCCTGAGTTCCAATGAAGTCTTGTAGCCATTCCGGTCCAACCGATGCTTGCCCTCATTGATGATCCATTTTATCGAATCGAGAGCCGTACCAAAGCCGCTCAGCATCACTGGATTGCCAGCCCGGTAGACCATCGACCCTGGGATGACCATCTCGCCCTTCAGGACGTGCATATTGGCGGCGTGGAGATGTGCTTGTGCGCGCAGAGTGGCCTGCTGTGCGTTCTCTATCCGCTCCCGGACTAGTAGGGTGTCCTGAAGCCCCAAGTCAACGCCTTGGGTAGATGTAGTTGCGGCATTAGCCGTTGCCTGGAGAAGCGCCTTCGAGTGCGGGTCGAAATACATCACCACGGCCTTCTTGTAGGTCTTGTCACCGTGGTGCTGCTGGTGAATCCTGAATCGCGTGCTGTCAGTCTTGTAGATGTACTGCGCATTCTTGTCTGTCAAACTGGCAATCGTCTTTGCGTCCAACTTCGGGCGGCTGTAGAAGACGAGTTGATTGCCGCGAATGGTGAATTCGTAGTTGTGCGCATTGGCGATGCGATGCAGAAATCCGAGGTCTGTTTCAAGCCGTTGCGTAAGGCGTTGATAAGGAACATCGGGACTCACCGCTGAGGAGTCCACGCTCATGCCGTACTGGTTGGCGATGGTGTTCGCTATCGAGATGAGGGACTGGCCCTCATAGGCGACTGATTTCGGAGTCCTGATGGCGTGAGTAACCCCGGCTTGGATCGCTCGAATCAGGAACGTGTCCGGCGGTCCCTCTGCTTCCCACTCGTCCACTTCAAAGTTCCCGCAGGACACGAGAGACTGGCCTTGATAACCGATTGACAAGCTGAGTGCGGTCCCGATGACTGGAGGGCTGTTCGCCCACGCGCGCGCCGAATCCTCGACTTGAATCTCCAGCACGTTGGCCTTGCCACCCACAGCTTCGTCGTAGTGGATGTGCTGGGAATGGGTGAGCAGGTTGCCGGCGACTTGGGTTCCGCCGTACATGATCTGCCACGCCGGGATTTGTACGGATGCGCTCAATCTTCCTGCTCCGCGTCCCAATCAGGTATCTCGACCGTCTGCCCGGCCAGTTTATGCGTGCTGTCACCGAGAAACTGAATCTTCCCGTCGGTAACGAACGAATGGCAGTATCCCACGCAGTTGATTGATGGCGTAAAGGTGGGACTATCCACACTTCCGTTCCATCCCCAAGTTGCATTGCATGAGTTTCGGCGCCCATTCACTGAAACGGCGTGCGTGTTAAGGCACCCGGGGCAAAAGAACCCGTAGTAATCCTCTGCGATCTTGTGCAACTTTGCCATTTATCAACCCCACGGCGTCGAACTGGTTGTGCTGGTCGCTGGCGTGATCAGCGGGACAAAAACCTGCACTCCCTGCGCCACAATGTCGCCAATCGGAATGCCAGGGTTGTTCTGAATCAGCGGCTCAACCTGCGTGCTGTCGCCGTACATCCGATACGCTATCGCGTCCCAGCGTTCCCCTTTGGACACGTAGATGATTCCCGAGGTCGGTGCTGACGGATTGACGTATGTGGTAACGAGTGAAGGCGTCAGGACTCCAGAACCACCGTTTGGAATGACGACATTCGGCATTTATGCAGCCCTCGCAATCGTGCTCAACGGGACATTCGTATACGGCGTCTGTGCCGGTATGCCCGAGGGGGAAGCCGTGGCAGGACTCACAACCAGCGTCGAGCCGGCCGCCGCGCTCTGTGAAGTAGTGAGCCCTGGAGGATTGGTGTTGATTGTCGAGTTGCCGATGGTCCCGACTGTCATGGTGTTGCTTTGGAGCGTGGACGGTGCGACGTACTCAGTCAGTTCAAGATCCATCTCCGCAGCGATTACAGAGCCGTCGTCGGCCATCCAGCGCTGTTTTAGCCGGTAGTTTGAGATAACGAAGGTCCCGAGGTTGTTCTTGTTCCCAAAGACGAACTGCTGCGGAACGTGGAAGTCGGCAAGCTGCGTCAGAGCGTTGATGGCCGTCTGAGGCTTGCACCAGAAGTTGTGAAGGTAGATCGACAGTTCAACGTGGCGAAGATTGTCGTAAATCCACTGCAACACAGGAGGCGCGCCGATCACGTTGATTGCTTCGTAGTGGTACTTTTTCTCGATCTCCAGCTTGGTAGGACTCGCAAGAGGCTGAAACGAGATGGGACCGAAAGAGGCGAACATTTAGCGGCCTCCCCCCAATTGCTTACGGGCATTTTGCTGGTTATACTTCTCAATCTCCCGTTCAACCATATCTCCCATCGCTTTTGGGTCCATTTCTTGGCTTGGAGGGTAGATGTTGATATTTGGATTATTGTTTACGGTTCCGGCTGATCCAAGCGCGGAAAATGGTGTGGTATTAGCGAACGGGTTTGCCAATCGAGGCGATCCGAACGCCTCAGTGTTCCATCCATAATTTCCCTGTACGGGAACTGCGATAGGCCCTTTCCAACCTTCCAATACGGATGTTTTCTCTTGCATCCCTTGATAGGCTTCAAATCCAATGGGGTCATGCCTCTGCAACCAGTGGCCAGCACTCCATCCCATCATCCCCCCAGTCACCGCCTCTCCAATAAATGGAAGAAATCTTGAGAGTCCTGCTGCCTCAGCGGCTTTACTCCCGCCATACATTGCTTCCCGAGCAGACAGCGTCTTTGTCGCCGCCGGGAAAAAACTGCGCGCCCATCCGTAAGCAGCGGCACCGCCAAGTCCTTTCCACATCATCGGCCCTAATTTTACTGCCGCTGCTAAAATTCCCGTTCCTACTCCAAGCTCCAAACCTCTTCCGGCAGCTTTCGCCGCAGTCGGGTGCTTATCGGAAAACTCGTTCATTTTATTTATGATTTCCGTCATCTGGTTAATGTCGGTAGTCAGATCAGGAAGGATATGAGTCCCGATAGACTCCTTGAGCGCCTGCCACGAATTTTTCATTTCTTGCATGTGCGCATCGAAGGTAGCAGTGCGGTCTTTCGCGTCCTGATCTAACTGCCCACTTGCGTGGTCTATTTCGTTGTACGCCTCCTTCAAATCGTCCATGTGCTTGATAAGCAAAGAGACGTTGGCCCCCTGACTACCCATGGAAGACTCAAGTGCGCGCTTCTGCTTGTCAGAAAGTTCGCTCATCTTCTCAAGAGTCTTGATGAGGTTGACGTGCCCATCGGTTGTCTTTACGACCTGGAGGCCATACTTCTCCATTTCGTAGCGACCATCTTTCATCTTGAGCAGAGAGTTGACGATTCCCGCAAGTATGGGCCCCGATCCGCGCGGGCCACCAAGGTTGATCCTGTTACCCTCGGCCATCAGGGCGAGCATGGTTTTCTGCGCAACATTGTTGACCTGGGCCGCTGTGCCGAGCATCCGAAGAGCCATCGACATGCGCATCAGGCCACCGCTGCCCATCGGGAAGCGCGCCTGAAGAACGGCTATTTCGTCGCCAAACTCCTTCATTTGATCGACAACGGGGCGACTCGTGTCTCCAAGGTTCTGAACTGCCGAAGACAAGACTTTTGCCGCGAGCGGGGCCGTGTCTCCCATGACTACGGCTAATTTTGCTGCGGTCTCGGTCTGTTCTTTGATCGCCCCATCGTCACGGAACGTCTTGTACAGTTCCGTCATTGCCTGCATTGCTTCTTCTGCGCCACCCTTCAGTGGCAAGGAAGTTCCAACCTCATCTGCCTGATGCTTGTACTTTTCCATCGCATCCGCATTAGCGAGAGTGGCCTCTTTTAGGCTGACCATCTGCTCTTGCATGGCAGCAGCGGGCTCAATTACCGTCTTCAGCGCCTCGTATCCAGCAAACACTTCACCAGCAGCCATGCCGATACTGGCGAAATTCTCCGCCATCTCGCTGAATCGGTCATTGACCTGTTTTAGAGGGTCAGTCACTTCGTCGCGGAGTTGGACGAGGACTTTCAGTATGGATGTTTGATCGTCTTCGCTCAAGGTTTCCTCCGCTTCGGAATGCGCTTTTCAACGGCTCGGCTGTACTGTTGTAGAACTAGGTACCACCCTACTAAATCGCCTATTGACATGGAATCGATGGATTCAGGACTCACCCCCTCATGCACCATCGCGCCCAGTGCTTCCATGGTTAGGACGACTGGTCGGTTGCCGCGTCCTGTGCGGGTTTCGGCGCGTCCTGATCCGGTTTCAGGACACTCGAAATCCTCTGGAGCAAAGGGCGCAATACCTGAGAGACCTCGGCGCGAAACACCATCGCATCGTCGAAGTCCATCTCGTCCACGTCTTCCATGCGGATGCGTTTGCCGTCCACGAGGGACAGACGGGAAGCCAGGGCGTCCTGAATCTTGATGCTGTCGGCATTCTCGCCGGCGACCGTAGCGGCCAGGCGCTGGTCACGACCAGTACCTTTCAGCAAGATCACGTGCTTGCCAGAGGGAAGGTCGAACTCGCGGCGAATCTGTTCGGGGGAGGGGGTTGTATCGGAAGTCAGTACGATGGGTCCTGTTGCCATGGTGAATCACCTCACGCCGGTGCTCGGCTATGGTTGTGGTTCGGCCTCTACGTCCCTTGCGAGATGTTGAGCCGAACGTTGAAAGTGCATCCGTCAGTCACGAAGCCGATGAACCCGTTTGATACCGCCGTCAGAAACTCAGCAGGCGCGCCGGGCAAGATCGCGAGTCCCGTCTGGGGAGTGACCGCAACAGGACTCGATGCGCCCAGTGCGACATACACAGGCTCGGCTCCCACATTGGCAAGACGCAGCGTTGCGCCGGTCCCTGGATTGGCGATGGTGTTCGCTATTCCGCTTGCTACAACTTGCTGTGAAGCGGATGGGGCATATCCATTGGCTGCCACTTATCAACCTCCGATGTTCGCTCGGTAACCCGCGAGTTGGTCAACGCCATTCACGACGTACTGGTTGGAGAATGCGTCAAAAAGGTAAATCTGAGTCCCGCCAACGCTTAGATCGACGTGGTAGACATCGAAGCTGGATGTGAATTCAACCAGTTCCTGAGACTTGAAATCAATGTCGCCCACATCGAATGGGACGCCGTTGAAGTTGTAGATGACAGGACTCTCGGAAACCTCTCCCGATGCTGAGAGTGTCTGCAAGTCGCCGAGGCAACTGATAGAGCAGGTTTGGCTGGAGAGCGCCACTTGGCTGATGGTGTCAGGATCAAACGAAGACCACTTGATGGTGGACTCCATCATGTCCCAGCCAGTCGGGATCTTGATACGCGCGGCCATGCCGAGTCCCTTGTAGTCAGTCCTGATGCGCTTGGGCTGGGGAATCTTCACTTCTGCGGCGCGCCCGAGGAGTTCGACCCCGTTCAAATAGACGTTGCAATTACTGAGGGAATTGATGACGAGATTTGCCACGGTGCGCTCCTTATGCGATCACATTGACGTTGCTGGTTGTGCTGGTGCTCGTTACGGATGCCCCGAGGTTCGCAAGCAGACTGGTATTGATCGAGAAGTTGTAAATGATCTGCTCGGCCGGCGGCGGCGGCATCACGCTTACTTCAAACGTGAGTTGTCCGTTCGCTAGACTCGCAGGAGGATTGTCGACAGGGTTGTAGGTCACCGCGCTTCCGGCGATCAATGCGCCTTGCTGAATCAGCGAGTTGATAAAGGCGTTCACGCTCCGCAAGATCGAATTGA